GCGTGGTGGGCGCTTGCCGTCTTTGCTGCCCGTCTCGTGGTACTGGGCGTACAGCTCCGAGAAACCCACCTCGACGCTGGTGCCCAGCACGTTGTAGGTGAGGCTGTCGCGCATGTGCCTGGTGCGCTGCAGAAGGCTGCCAGGAATGGCGCCCTTGTATTTGCGCTCGTAACTCTTGAGCGTGGATTCTGCCAGCGCCTGCCACGGCACGCCAGCGGGATCGGTCTTGGTCTCGAAGCGCAGGTTGATGTTGCGCTCCATCACCGCGCCCATGTTGTCGAGCAACTGGGTGGGTTGCTCGATGCGCTCGATCACGCGCAGCAGCAGCGCGTCGACGGCGCCGAGCTGGGCGTCGATGCGCAGGATGTCAGCCACGCCGCCAGACCTCGCGCAGCTTGCGGTTGCGGGCGACCTTGGCGCCTGTGGTGACCTCGGCTGTGCGCACAAGGTTGAGCAGCTCGGTGCCGCTCGACTTGGCCATCAGCTCGATGGTGACGGCCAGCACCGCGTCGGCCTTGGCCGCGCCGAGCAACTCGATGAGCATCACGACGCTGTTGCCCGGGCCGGCCAGCACGGAGGCAGGCCGCTCCATCAGCTGCGGCAGGCGGCTCACCACCACCAGGTCAGCCGGGCTGAGCTTGGCCACCGTGGCGGCGAGGTCGGTGTCCCACATGGCCACCACGGCGCTGGATGGCTTGATGCCGGCGCTGGCCAGGGCGCGCACGAGCTTGGGCGCCAGCGCGGTGACGGGCTGCAGCTGGCCTGAAGGGCGGAAGCTGCCCGCGGCCACATCCTGGCTCACGGCCTGCGCCCATTGGCCAAAGCGCGCGGTGGCGGCCGTGACCATTTCGGGCCTGGCGAAAGTGGCTTGCGCCACAGCCACGGCGCTGGACAGCGGCGATGAGGCCCAGGCCTTGCGCAGGGTCTGCTCGTGCAGGGCCTCGTCGCGCGACGCCATGCCGGGGTTGTAGGCAAAGCCGGGGTCGATGCCCTTGGGCACCGCCGCGACCTCACCAGTCCGTGGGTTGACGAAGCTGACGAGCTGCTCGGGAGGGGCCTCGAACTGGAGGGTCTTGCCTGCGGCCTTGAGGCGGTCGATGCCAGCCTGGTCGATGGCGAAGGCCTTGCAGCGGCAGCGCCAGCCGCAGGGCGGGAAGTGGGTCTTCCAGAAGGGGTGATCGACCGGCAGCACCAGGTTGTTCCAGGCCGCGTGCTCGGGGCGCACGCGGGTGTCGTCCATCGTCCGGTAGATGACGAAGGGCATGCGCGCTTTGTTGCGCTCGATCCGGGCCCACTGGCCAGCGGCGTAGCTCTGGCGTACGTTGACGTCATAGATCAGCTGCAGGCGGCGGTTGTCGAAGCGGGTGATGCGGGTCTCGCCGGTGAGTGGGTCGGTGGTCTCGACATCGCCCCACCAGCCGGCAGCCTGGAGCTGCGGCCGCACCTCTTTCGCGAAGTCGGCCAGGTTGGTGCCGGCCTTGAATTTCGCGGCCAGGCCGTCCTGGAACACCTGCAGCACATCGAGGCGCTGCACGCCCGCCACGGCCAGCTGGCGCGTGTGCTCCTCTTGCCAAACGTCCTGCCAGCGGAATGAGGGCTGCAGGAGGTCGCGGCGCTGGAAGGCGGCGACAGCGTCGCGGGGCTCGACGATGCCGAAGTGGAGGGTGACGGGGGTTGGGTTTGGCATGGCTTGACGAGTTAGGGCCAAAGGGCTTTGTCGCCATCAATCGTCCGGTGCGCCCCGCAGCGTGGCGCTTTGTCACATCCGATGGATGGCGTGATCGTGGGTGACTCCCAATTGCCATCCCATTGCCATGTGGCCGTGGCGGCGTCTGGCGGTGCTTCATGCACTTTGATCATGCAAACCCCAAACTTCGGGCAATGCTGCGCAAACTGCACCTGCGCCACTTTGTCGCGCCAGATGCCGTCCACTTGCTCACGGCCCATGTCAATGCGCCATCCAAAATCACCGGGCTTCTCGATGCCGCCAGGCCCAGGGTGATAGATGCCCCTTCCAACGAATCGCATAACGCTCCAATCTGATGTGTGTGGTCTTCGGGTGGCTGCGCCTGAGTAACAGTCTGAGCGGGTCAGGCCCCACGGAACGGCAGCACGTTGTCCAGCTCGCGCTGAACACCACCGCTGTCCCGGTAGGCTTTCCACATGCCCAAATGCGCCGCGCAGTAGTGCAGGTCTGGGGCAATCTCGTTTGCGTGCGTCTCGCACAGCCGCCGGTCACATGTCTTGCCGTCTCCCGCCGGAAAGTCGCACAGGTAATCCCCCACCCAGCCGCACTCGGCGCAGTGGTCGCCCAGGTCGCCGCAAATGAACATGCGGCCATCAGGTTCGTCTTTCATGTAGCAAGGCATAGTCTTTGTGCTCCGGGTGGGTGGGCCCTAACATTTCGCTCAATCGTTGAGCCTCAGCTTGCGATTTGGTGCAAGTCAAGCCACCTCATCCGGATCCAGATCAGCCTCACCCGCCAGCCTGGCCAGGAACGCCGCCCGTGCCATCCGCTCAGCCTGAGGCCGTGAATCCATCTGCTCGATCAGCTCGGGCAGCCGGGCCCGGAAGGCCTCGATGCTTTCACCAGCGGCAACAGCCTTGTCGAGCTCGGCCAGCAGCGGCGCGACCATCGGCTCCATCACCGGGCGCCAGTCGGCCGTGGCTTCGGCCACCAGGTCATCCAGCACATCACCGCCAGCCGCGCTGGGCAGCTGCGTGGCCAGGGCGGCTTTGCCGGGCGCTGGTGCGCCTGCGGGTGCCGGGGCAGGGGCTGGGCCAGGCGCGGGCACCGGGGCACCTGCAGGGGCCGCTGCGGGCGCTGCATTGGGCGCACCTGGTGCTGGCGCTGCAGGCGGGCCGCTCAAGATCACCGCGCCTTCGTCGGCCTCGGGGATGCGGATGCGCTTGTGCAGGTCGGCGACGTCAAAGCGCATGCCGGCAGCGGCGAGCTTGGGCAGGGCGTCGGCATAGAGCGCCAGGTCTTCGGGCTCGGGCACGTCGATCACGAGGCGCGGCAGGCGGCGTGGGTCCACGCCCGGCTTGTTGAGCAGGCACATCGGGGCGATGAGCTGCTGGGTGAGCGTGGCGCTCAAGCGCTTGGCGTCGCTCTTGAGGATGTCGAGCCGCACCTCGTTGTGCACGGTGCCCAGGGCCTGCGTGCCGGTGTTGCCTTCCGAGCTGGTGAGCGTCTGCCCGAGGATCACCTTGGCGATGATCGCCGTCATGGCCTCCATCATGGCCTGGAAGGGCTTCTCGGTGCCTGAGGCGGCATTGGCAAAGTCGATGGACATCCCGGCCGGGATGATGCCCGCCGCGTTGTGCCCGATCTGCACCACGGCCTGCAGCAGCTTGCGCTTCTCGGCGTCGCTGGCGCCGCTGGGGTATTTGCCCAGGCGCAGTGGCAGGCCGTAGATCTCCAGGAACTCGGCCAGGTCGCGGTTGCTGTAGTTGAAATAGAGGTAAGGCAAGGCCAGCACGCGGTACAGGCCGTGGCGGCTGACGTAGCCAGAGCGTGATTTCGGCTGGTGCACGATCCAGCTGTAGGGGTTGAGCGGCTGGCCATAGGCGCTGTTGTCGCGCAGGTTGAGCCGCGTGCGGTCCTCGCTCATCGTGAGCCAGCGTTGAGGGCGTGGCGCGAAGTGGGGCTGCAAGGTGCCCTGGTTGGGCTCCCACCACATCTCGATCGGTTTGAAGCCCTTGAGGATGCCATCGAGCAGCTCGAGCGCGATGTCCTCCTCCAGGTTGTCGATGTCGCCCACCCACTCGCTCACCTCGGCGGCGAGGGCCTCCTCATCCTTTGACGGGTTCTCGGGCGGCTCGACCGACAGGGGCAGGTTGACCACGGCCGTCTTGCGGGTCGAGAGCTGCGCGTAGATGTTGCCGTCGCGCTCCTCCATGTCGTCGGCCAGGTCGAGGCCGGCCAGCATGTCGCCGCGCTCGGCCTGGTTGAGGATGGCGTTGAGCTTGGCCGGGGTCAGGCCGCGGCCGGGGTGGTTTTCAAACTCGCGCTGCATCCAGCCCACGCGGGCCAGGTTGCTGCCTTGCTCGGTCTGCGGCTCACGGATGGCGCTCAGGTCGATGGGGTTGCCGTGCTGGTCCAGGATCATCACAAACCTCTGTTTTCAAAATCGGGCCTCAGGCGCGCTGAAGGCCCCGGTGTACATGCTGGTAGCCAGATCAGTCAGCAAGGCCCGTCAAGCGCGTTCATGAACGTTCGCGAACACTTCGACGGGGTCGAGCTGATCAGGCAGTCCCGGAATCGAAGTCAAAAGCGGCCGCGTCGTCGTCCAGGTCGCGCCGGGCCGACTCGGCCATGTGCTTGCTCGGCGCGCTCAACCAGTCGACCTCGCCGACCTCACGCTGCATGGCGTACACGAGCATCAACAGTGCAATGGCGAAGTCACCGTGGCGGCGGGCCTTGCCACCACCCTCGGCCGCGGCGGCCTTGGCGCCTGCGCTCTGTGTGCCCGAGCTGGGCAGCTTGGGCACGCCGTTGATCAGCTTGATGGCGCGCAGGTCATCCTGCAGATCGGCGTCGCGCGGGATGTCGGTCAGCGTGGCGTCCTGCAGGCCGGCGCGCAGCTTGGGCATGTGCTGCAGGTAGAAGCTCTCGCTGAGCTTGACCTGCTCGATCATCTGCGTGCCATAGCGCTGGGCCATCTTCTCGGCCAGGGCCGCGCCGTTGCCGGTGGCGTCCATCGCACCACCGCGCCACCGCCCGCGCTTGAGCGCGTCGACGATGGCCTCCATGATCTGTTCCTGGCAGCTGAAGGGGCAGTTGCTCAGCTCCACCACCAGGCGCACGCGGGTGACCAGGTCCTGGCCACGTGCGCCGATGACGATGACGGACTGGTCTCGATTGCGCGCGAAGTCCTGACCGAACGCGTGCACCTGGTCGCGGTCGAGCAGCTTGAGGTGCGGCTCCAGGTGCTCGGCGATCCAGCCTTTGATCGCGTAGGTGCGAACGTCCTCGGCCAGGTAGGCGAAGCCGTCATCCCACTTGCCACGCACGATGACCGGGCCCAGCGGCGGCGGCACGGCCGTCATCCGCTCATTGATCAGCGTGAGCGAGAGGTAAGCCCCGCTCGATGCCGATGGCACGGCGTCCAGCTCCTCGGCCGCGTCGTCGCCGTAGAAGCGGTAGGCGCTGGCCACCCACTTGTCCTGCGCCTCTTGCGTCCAGGCAATGCCCTTGCGCAGGCAGACACGCTCATACAGACCTTGCGACACCGCGTCTTTGAAGGTGATGCGGTGCACGCTGGCCTGCGTGGCGTCACCACGCTTGCCCGCGCGGATCTCCTGG